TTCCTCCACTCGTTGCATTTCCACAAAGTCCAATGTGTTCTCTTCGTTGATTGCGATTCCCCAGCCATTGCGACGGCAGGACAGCTCGATGGCGTTGTAGACCTCAATCATCGTCTTCTCGGGCAGGTAGAGAGACAGCAGTCCTTTGAACGTGAGACGTACAGTCTCTAATTTGTTGTCGCTCATTTCGATTCCTCCAATGCCGCGTGAATGTGCGAGAATTCAATGGCGAAGATCGTGTCGCGAATGGCAATGGCGATGTCGCGATGCTCCTTCTGTGTACCCTTGGCGCAACGCTGTTCGAAGTAATGAATCCATGAGCGGATGTTGCCGGTCATGTACAGCGTCGTCTGCGTGCAGAGCGGAAGAACCATGCGAGCAGTCTCTCGGCTCACGCCCTCATTGATCAGCGTTCGATATGTCCTGAAAGCCAGATCGACCGACTTGGCGACAACTTCATTGGCCCACTCTTGCGGATAAACCTCTCCGCTTCCCTGTCGATTAACACGGTCCTGGGTGCGAAGCTCAACCAGCTCGGCAGTATCGGTCGGCGCATATCGCTGGCTGAACTCTTGGAAGCAGAAGCTGCGATGGCGAATGATCTGGGCGGAGATAGCACGACTCGTCTGAATCTCGACTGTCATCGACGCCTGTTCGAAGATGCTCCAATGGCCATGCCTGATGCAGTAGGCCAGTAGTTTCGGAGCGGTGAGCAGACTCATCTGATTGCTCGGATTGCTGACACGGGCGGCGAACGTGATGAAATCGGACGCGGTCATTGTCCCGTCGCCGACAAGGGGTTTTGTGATAGCTACAAGTTTGACTTTCATGGATACGAATTGGATGCGTTAGAATTGGTTGTGCGTTATCAGGGAATACGCACCCCTCCCTGTTTTGGATTAGAACGGCTTTTCTTCTGGGGCCGTGGCCACAGCAGGCTTCATCGCCTTGATGCGAAACGCCTTCTTCTTCTCGCCATTCAGGTCGTACTCTTCAGCGCGAACGACGATGGTAAGCTCAAGACCGATCATCGACTTGAGGAAGTTGGCGTAGCTGCCCTTCTTGCCAAGGAAGTCCACCTCGGTTCCATCCGGCACATTGTGGTTGGTGGCGGCAACCAACTGGTTGACGCGGAACCAGACGTTCTCCTGGTTGATGAAGCGGTCGGCGATGCTCGATCCGTCTTCGGTTGCGAACGTCACCTTGCAGACCTCGCGGCCCTTGGCGTCGAGCGTTTCCTCGACCTTCATCACGGTGACAGTGTACTCGCCTTCAGCATTGATGTAGCTGCCTCCGGCGTCCTTACGATTGACTTTGAACATAATTGTTAGGCTTCGATTTTGGTTTAGTTTTCCGATTTATTCAGCACCCATTTTGGGCATGAAAGTGTGATGGTTGCCGTGGGATAGGCTGGCCAACTGTCCAGTGCGCGGCACTCATGCAGCGTCGAGATAGCCTTCCTGCGAAGGTTCTCACCGGCCTGAAGCCATTCGGCGTCCAGACGATAGATTCCGATTGCGTATGGTGCTTTGCGTTCAACGGCGACGAAGACGAAGTTCTCCGCGCCGGTCATGGCAAGGTAGTGTGCCGCCTGAATGTGATAGCCGAAGCTCGTCACGGTGCGACTGAAACCCTCGGGTGTCGCGTCGTCGGTCGTCTTCACATCGACGAGGGTATGATCCTCGACCCACATGTCGGGACGCGCTTTGAGAGGTAGGCCAGTCTCCTCATCTTGAGCGAATACCGATGCCTCGATCTTGTTGTCGAGATGCGTGATGTCCCAGAACGGATGGCGACGAACAGAGTTGGCCACGCCCTGCACATCGATGTCTTCAGCATGAGTCAGGTGAATGCGGCTCTTGTGCTGCTCCTTCCACGCTTTGCCTTCCTTCGTCCGACCGTCGATATCCGGCGGAATCACGGCGACAACCTGCGAGTACAGGTGCGGTTCGAGAACAGCGGTATGAATCGCCGTACCAAGCTGCATCGCCTTGCTCGGCTCCTGATGCTCATCCAGCGCGGCTTTGTAATGGGCCGGTGACTTGAGGATCTTGGTCATCATGCTTTTGCTCAGCGCATCAACGGCGTGATACTTCTCGGCTGGCATGTCGAAATTAACGTGGCGGTTTAGAATGTTCATTCGAGTGTGGGAGCTGAGAACGCCTTAGCCTTGGAGATGAAACCATCCGCATCGGCGATGATCATGTTGGCCACCTTGGTGCTGACATCGCGGAAGTTCTGACCTTCCTTGATGAGGTTCTTGCTGATGAGAAACGCATTCGCTGTCTCGGAATGTGGCTCAAGAATCTGCTCCAGTTTCTCTACAAGCGAGAAGGTTGATTCCGGCGTCACATTGACCGTCTGGCGCGTCGGAGCGGGTTGAGCGGGTGCTGATGGGGTGGCGGAGAAGTCTGCCACCTCCTCGGGGGTGTAGCGGCCTTGCGTGATTCGCGGATCGAGCATGCGAGTCGCCTTGCTGATCAGACGCGCGCGGAGCATCTCAGCAGGAAACTTTGCCCAGCCGCTTCCTGGCTTTGCGGGGATAAGTCCAGCTTGCTTCGCATCATCTGCGGTGAATGAGACGCGAACCTTCTTCGCACCCTTACTGAAGTCGGCGATTGCGGCCTGAATGTCGAACTGCACCCAGTCGATATCCCATCCGGCATTCATCAGACCGGAGAGCATCGATTCGCTCTTCATCGTGATGTTGCCATTGATCAAATGATTCTCGCGCTTCCATGAGAGCGGAGTCATTCGGCTTGCGATGCATTCCAGAGCGAGGACGTAGCCCTGCTCAGGCTTGACGCATCCGAACATGCCGGAGTGGCTAATCCAGTCGCCCATCGTTTTCACCGCATCCATCGGACTGTCGATGCGGTCGTAGAAGTCAGGACTGGTTGGAGTCAGGGCTTGCGGTGCTTGCTGGGACGGTACTGCTACCGTCAGTGTGGCTGCTTGGTTGCTCATAGGTTGTATTCTCTATCTGCGGTTGTTTGTTTGTCTTCTTTGCGTACGGATTCACAGCTCCGGTCATTGCTCGACTCTCAAGAATCGCCGCGATGTCGGCTTCCGTGAAAAGGATTCGTCGGCCAATTCTCCTGTGCTGGATGCCGTCATTGCGAACGATTCGCCTTAGCGTCTCGGTGCAGATTTGAAGCATCGCCGCTGTGGCCTTGGCCGTATAAACTTTCATTCAAAAATCGACTGCAATCGGGTGTTTAATCAGGGATAAAAATCCAATTAAAAACCCCGTCGCGAGTTCTCCTCGCGCACTATTCCCGATTGCAGAAAATTGGTCATTGTTGCGGACGTAGTGTTGCAGTTGTCTGGAATGGTGTCAATGGACAATCGAAAGTTTTTTTCAGCTCCATGCTGCGGCGATGTTTGCGGCTAGTTGGGACGACGGATCATCGCGCTTTTTCAAGCCTTTGCATGCCGCTTTCTGCGCTGCTTCGATTCGTTCCTTGTTCTCCTCATCGCGGTTCAATTCATCGTTCTCCATCTTGCGGCGTTCTAGATACTCCTCCTCGGTTTCATCGCCCTCGTCATCATCATCGACAACCGATTCCTTTAGGTTGGCCAACTGCTTGGACAGCCTTTTGATTTCTCGCGTCGCCTTACGGAGTTCGGCATCCATCGCGATGACCCGACGCTCCAAGGCACGATGCTCGGCGAGAATCATCTGATGCGAGCTTTCATCCTTCGGCGGCATCCAATCGCACCCCTTCCAGACACGATGCGTCTTATCGAAAACCAAGACCCTCGACCTTGGATTTCGCATGCTGTTGAAAGCGGCAACCGCACGGCCAATTTCCCAGCCCGTGTTGTCCATTATGTAGGCCACAATCTGCGAGCGGCTCGGATCGATGTCGTGATGCAGAGGCGGCATCAATCTGAACATGCTGCGGTGTGTGGCTCCGTTTTCTAGATAACTCATACTGCAAAGAAAGTGAAATAAAGACTACGCACCGTCAACTGAGAACTTGATGCGACACATTGCTCCATCAGAAAGTTAGCTTAAATTTGTAGCTATTCATCTGAAAGATAAACATTACCCCCTTATAAATAAGGGGGGTTAATTCGGAAACGGCTCCTCGGTGCGGCTGTGAACGCCGCCCGAGCCGTTCCGAATAATTGGGGAGAGATGCGTTTCTGCCGCTCAATCGCTCGTTTCGAATGCTCGCCAAACGCTCTAAACGCCTTAATGGCGCGTTTTGATTGCCGGATGATGTGTTGGTAGCGAATGCGGTGTTTGCGACGCCAGAATCGAATCGGTCGGAGGTCATGGTTTTGGATGCGCTGGAATGGGGTTGAATGGCCTACTCTTGTCGGATAAGAAGTTATCCGGCGGATTTTGGATTTTCGATGCGGACGATGAAGACGGGTGTTAGCTCGCCGACGTAGGCTCCGGCCTGATTGAACTCATGGTACTCGACCGCTTCCTCGTAGGTCATGCCGTGGCTTTGAAGTTGCGCGATGACCTTCTCGTAATCGTAGGCGACGACCGGCTCGCCGCCGAAGCTATGGCATATCCCGATGATGCAGTCATCGAAGCCGTCCATGAGAAGCAGGTCAGGATCGATTTCGGCCAGTTCATCTCGAATGTCGCTCATGGTTTGGACCTTTCGGGCGTGGGATAAACATCATAATCCTCTGGCACTTCGACCGGCACGACGCGAATCCGACCTTGCGTGTACTCGCCGGGATTCAGTTCCTTAGCCGTCGCCTCAGCATCCTTGCGCGCGCGGAATTCGAGCGTTTCGAAACGGACGACCCGTTCCTTTAGATCGGACCAGCCAATCGCGCCGCTGATTTGAACCTTGAAGCGGGGCGGGGCGAAGAGATTGCGGCTGCTCATGGATAGATTCCTCCATTGCGGAAGAGCGAGATAAGATAGACCGCATCGTCAATCATCTCCTCCCGTCGCGTGCGGCCATCGTCGCTCGCATCCTTGTACATGCGCGCGTAGAAAAGAGAGTCTTCAAGACGATCTGCGATTCGTTCGGCGATGGTCATGCGATGCAAAATCTCTCGCGTGATGGTAATCGGCGGAATGTACGAGGCATCCTCAAGCCGACAAAGCAGCCCCACCATTTCATCGTGCGTCATGTTGCGCGCCTCTAGTTCTGCGGTTGTCATTGCAACGTCTCCGGTTCGCCCTGCTGGATGATCTTATCACCCTCCTCCCGCTCGATGATCAGCTCAAGAATCTGCTCGCCGTTGGCCGCGACGATGCTGCAAATGTGCTTTTCCTCATCGTAGATGCTGAGCGGCGTCGCCTGATGCTCCTCTATCTCGCCATTGATGATTGCATTGAACAAATCGATGATCGTCTGAGCGTTCTGTTTGGACTGAATGGTTAGTTTCATTGGTTTCTGCTGTTTTACCGTGCGGTGAAAGTAGGGTTTTTACTGTCGAGTTTCGTTTCGAGTCGCAACTTGCAAGGATTCTTTGGCGGTTTGTTTCTCAAGCTCGCGCATAACCCGGCGGCCATAGGCGCGCGTGGATGATCTTTTAAGGGCTTTTGGCCCACCTTGCCAGAGTCGAGCTAAAGATTCGTCGCTGAGATTGCGTCCGTAATGCGCGAAATAGCTTTCCGCGATGAAGATCGAGATGGCGCGGTTCGTTACCTGTTGGTGCGCGTAGTGCGTCCCCATGATCCGATTCACGTCGCGGACCATGATCGATTTGATTTGAAGCGCGCCAAGCTCGCCATGACGGCCACGGGCATGATCGTTTCCGTTGGATTCGACCTGAATGAGAGCGGATAAAAGCAATGGATGCATAATTTGATGCGCGGATGCGGTTTATTCGTGGGATTTGATGATTTCACGAACCACACGCCCACCGAATCGTTTGACCAGTCGATACGCGTCACGCTTGGCGTTGCGACCTTGAAACGTGTATTCACTCCTTCCGTAAAATGCCGTCCAATAGACTTTCATAGCTGACCTTTCGCTTTCTTGATGATTTCGCGCGCGTAGTCTAGGTCTTCGTCGTCGGCCATTGGATGCGCGAGGCGTTCGAGGGCGGCGAGAAGATCGGGGGCGGAGGCGATTAGGCGAGCGTTGGCAAGCGGTTCGTCCATGTGCGGCGCAAACGCGCTGACATTGACTCGCGCAAGAACAAGTTCGCCCTGCGGATGATTTAATGACGCCTCGCTTCCATCGATGACCTCAAGGACAGACAGTTTCGAGTCGAATCGATCCTCGTCGAATCGGACAAGCCAAGGGCCGGGGGTGAATTGGGGTTTCATGCGTAGATGTTCTCGGTTTCGGGGGTTTCGGCGGGGACGATTCGGAGCGTTTCAAGGAATTCGGACAGTTCGCCAAACTCATCGCGCGCGGCGAGGGCTGCGTTCCGCGTGGGGAATAGACAGGTTTCATAGGTCTGGCCGTCGTCGGATGATTCGCGGAGGTCTGACCAGCCGCCGGTTGAGGTTGAGAGTTGGATTTTGTAGCGCATGGGATTTAGGCTTTGACGGTGTACTCAGACGCGAAACGAATGCCTTCCGCGCGGCCTGATTCGCCGCCGCCAAGGACGATGCTTTCGCACGCGGAGTCGCCTAGCTGGCGCGCATAGGCGTTCCAATGCTCGCGCGCGTCGCAATGCGGGATTCCGCAGTCGCGGTGCAGGACATGCGCGAAGGAGGAGAAAAAGTCGTCGCGGACCTCGCTGACTTGATCGTCCATTCCGATTTCACGCATCAAGTCCGCTTCAAGGCGCGTCAGGCGCATGCTCGGGAGAATTCGTTCGACGACAAATACCTGCGCGTCGGCCCATAGCTCCGGTCCGGCATTCGTTTTGACGTACAGACTAAGATCGTCGAACAGATAGAACCGAGTTGCGTCAGGCCTTGGATCGTCCTGAAATGCTTCGCGGATGTTGTCGGCGAACGGCTCGAATGAGGTTTCAACAAGTTGTTGCTCCTCGTCCGTCAGGCGCGCGTCCATGCGGTAGTTGTGGTGCAGGTACGCGCGGACGGATTGCGGTAGGTCGTGCGCGTCAAATGCGCGGATTGCAGGGTCGAAAAATTGGATTTCTTGGATGATTTCGTGAATGGTTTTCATGCTTTGGATTGGATTAATTGCTGCGGATAGATTGGCCTACCCTTTCGCAGCACACTTGCGTGTGATGCGCGGAGGATAGGTCAGGCTTTCAGCGCGGGATGATTCTGGTCGACCGCGTAAATATGAAGATGGGCCGTTCCTTTTGGCGCGCGATAGTTTGCCAAGGCAATGGGCCGCACATAGGACATGTCGCTGCGCGCGCGTACCCATCTGTCTACCTTGTCCAAATCTGCGAATGGAACAGCCCACGCGCAGCGTGAGACACCGCCTTGCGCGCCGCCCCAATAGGACATTGCGCGGTCCTTGGCGACAATTGCCCAAAGGTGAGTTTTCTTTTGCTCTTCGTTTCTATCGTCAATGGTTTTCATGGTTTTGATTTGATGGTTTAGGATAGGTTGAAATGCGCGCGGAAGTCCGCGTAGTCGTAACACAAGTCCGTCGCGAACCGATAGACACCGATGTCTTCGGCTCCGTCCGCGCGTCTGATCGTGACGAACTGCCACTTTTCAGAATGCATCAGGAACGGCTCTTCGAAGGCGCGCGCGCGTAGGAATTCGACAAGTTTCATTCGAAAAATCCTTTCAGATAAAGGAATTCGCGGCGTGTTTCCTTGGAGTCAAACTCCGGCCGCAGGGTGACGGTCTTGCCATCGCGAAAGGCTATCGTCGACCCGTTATTCCGGCGCGCGCCCCATTGATTAAATAAGCGCGAAAAGTCGACGGCCGATTCTATCGTTTCAAATGTCCAGTGTGTCATATGGTGTTTTATTCGTTGGGTTTTGAGACTTAGAAAGAGCAGCACCCGCAACACGGCGCATCCTCGCAGCGGCCGCGCGCATTGCGCGTGCCTGTCCAACCGGAGGAGAGTTTGACGCACACAAGGCCGGAATTCTCAGGCATGCGGCCGGTGCATGCATTGCAGTCTATGCGCCATGCGCGGTTGCGTTTTGAGACGGTGCCTAAGCCTGAGGGAACGTATTCGTGGCATTGGACGCATTGGCCGGGGTATCGGTTGATCATTGGATTTGATGGATTGAGTTTTGATTGATTGAGATTGAGATTGAAGAGACGCGTCAACCTACCCTTTCGGATAGATTGAAGCGGACCGTCAATTTCCGGCCGTTGTGATGCGTTGCACCCGTTTGGCACCCGTTCCGTGTGGCTTGAAACCGACAATGAACCCACGGTTTCCTTTCGCGCATAGGCGGCACGTGTTGCAGGATATCCCGTCAACCCTTTGGGCCGGACAGATAACTACGCGGTTTCCATCGGGTGTGGTGAAACGGTCCGCGCTGTCCTGAGGGACAACGGCCGCAACCGGGAGGCCTGTCTTGGCAAGGGTGTCAGCATGCGACACCGAATTGGCGGACAGATTGACAACGAAACCGCGCTCATTGGCGGTCCGAATTGCGGACAGATTGTCGGGTGTCAACGGTTTATGGGTGTAAGTAAAACCGCGCTTGCCGGTGTTTGCGGTTGCGAGTTCATCTAGTGCGGTTGCGTCAATTGAATCACCAACACCCGGTAAATCACCCGCCTGATTATGCCGCCATAATTGACCAGCTGGGAAAGAGCGGACTTTGGACAGGAAGGCGGACCAATCAAAACCGCGTTGACCGCTTGTCACTTTAGACCAATGAAGCGCAAGCGGTCCGGAGTCAGCATAGCAACCGTCTTTCTTGAATGGGCAGGCTTCCGGGCAGGTATCGGCGGCCGACGTTGAAACCGGAATAGGGCCGGTTTTGACGTTTGATGATTTGAGAGTTAGGTGAACGTTCATGGGATTTAGTGATTGGGGGTGAGATTGAGAACGGATTCGGCGATGCCGATTGCAAGGATTGAAAAGATAATGAAGGCGGCGATGGCGATGCGTTTCAAGGTGATGCGTTTCATGGATTCAAAGGGATTGGATTTCATCGAAAGAGAACCGCTCTTTGGCTTGCTCAATCGTTTCTTCCCGATTGAATGGGCCGAATTCCCAATCGACGACGACGACGCAAGTCTTCGCCAAGTCTTCGAAGTATCGGACGATGCGGTATCGGAATTGTCCCGAAGAGGTTTTCTCAATCTGGAGTGTTTTCATGCGTTCGATTTAAAATTCAACCGTGAGCCGCTAGGCTAGGCGAACCGGAAAACGGCGTCAACAAAGTTTTCTAAACTTTTTTTCGATAGGGGAAAACATGCGGAATTCCTCAGGAAAACGGGGATTTTTCGCGCCGTCACAAGCGGCGCATTGCCGGGGAAACGGAAAACGGCTACCCGTCATGCATGGCGAAACCAAGTGAAGTCTGGGAAACAGTGTCGGCCCGATATCTTGCCGGGGAAGAATTGTCGACGATTGCAAGCGATTTGAAGCTATGCGTTGAAACGGTGCAAACCAAAGCAAGCCGGACGGGATTGACGAAGTTAAGGAAGCAAATGCAAACCGTTTGCAAAGAGAATAAATCTCTTAAAACGGAAAACTCAATCGAGGCGCTTTCAATTCTCGTCCGAAACAAGCTAGCGGCCGATGCCGCCAGCACGTTGGAACGCATCGAAGGCTATTCGTTGGACGGGATAAAAGACGAGAGCGTGAGGGAGACTATCCTAGGAAGCGTCGCAAAGCGTTCCGCTTTGGTGTTTGGCTGGTCTGAGCAAGGCGAAGCAGCGTCAGTCTCAATCAACCTTCTCGGTTCGATGCCGGACAGAATCGCGGAGGTGCAAGTCGTGAGCGAATCCGAAACGAAGTAAATATAACAGTGTTTGTGCAGCATTAGCTGTCTAATAGATTGGATTAGATTAGCTAATGATAGAAAAGGATTGTTTTTCCTAGGGGTTGGCACACTTTTTGACTGGCAGGGTGGCACCCCTTTTGCGGGTGGGCTTCGTTTACGATACCCCCTCAAAAATTTTCCGCCTTTTTGACCATGATAAATAAAATTAAAATAGGTCAAAAAGTATTTCTATCGACAGCAGAGCAGAAGCTGGCCCATTACGTCGCCAAGAATCGAAATGGCAATAACCGCTATTTCAACGTTACGAATCTAAAGATCAGCGCGGAAGATCCGCATACGGTCGATCTTGAGGGTATTGCTGGCGAGCTGGCTTTCTGTCGCCTGTTCAATGTGTATCCCGACATTGATACCGACCGCGAGCCTCCGCATCCGCTCTACGACGCGGTCATCCCGCCTCCGCCGGGATTCCGCATCGATGTCAAAACGACCAAGTACGACAATGGGAAGCTACTGGTCGATGCGCGTAAGGGTGTGAAAACTGAGGCTGTTGATTTCTATGTTCTGATGACTGGCACTTTTCCCGGCCCGTACACATTCAGAGGCTTCATCGCCAGAGAGCATATCATCCAACCTCACAAACTTGGCCTACTCAAAGGATACAGCTCGTACATGGCGGAGCAGTCAGAGCTGACGGACGATCTTCCAGCCAATTACTAATTCTGATTGACTTAGTAGACATTCTTATGCGTCAGTGCGCGCATCGACCCTAAGCAAGGCGGCGGATTGGTCATCCATCGCAAAACCGTCTAAGCGGCAATGACACTCCGCATGTAGCAGGTTGGATAATCAGCCACCGTGTGGTGGATGGATGGCCAACCATAACGCAGATAACGTCGGTTTAATTTCATAATCTCATGGCCTGTCCTAATGTCTTCAACGCCTTTGCGGTGGCTACCGAGTCGCTCGCTCAGGACGTTTATAAACGCGCCTCGTACCGCTCGATGTGGCTCAACATGATTGAGCGCGGCGAGTATCCTCAGGGTACTGGTCTGACCCAGACCTCGTTCACCACCACCTCCATCGAGCCGACTGCGGCTGAGGAGTGGTCGGCCATCACGCTCGCCAGCGGCAATCCCGGCGATAACGGTGGCGCTTGCGATGTCACCTACAATGACGTTCCGGTCGGCTATAATGCCGTTACCTGGAGTCCTGAGCGTTTCGCCCTCAAAGGTCCGCTCTTGTGTAAGGACGATCTGACCTTCGACCATCGCGTCGAGGCGTTCTTGCGAGTGTACTTGGAGAAGCTCTCCATCCGCGCTCAGCGTTCTTGGGAAACCCGTTACCAGAACATGTTCGCCAAGTATGCCATCAAGGCTGTGGCCGACTCGTCCTTCACTCAGGTTGAGACGATTCCGTCTGGCGTGAATGAGCTGCCCTGGATTCAGACCGGTTCCGCTGGTCAGGCGCTCAATCAGTCCACCTCCGAGCTGACTCAGGAGATGCTTGATGTGGCTGCTGCCACCCTGATCCGTAACGGTGCTACCAATCCTGATAGCTCTGGCTTCATCAGCTACAGCAGCGACGGTCCGGTGTTCCCGCTCTATATCGGCTTGGAGGCTTCGCAGCGCATCGCTCAGAACAACCCCGCGTTCCGCGAGGATCTGCGTCAGGCTGATATGGGCAGCGGCAGCGGCGCTGAGTTGCTCAAGCGCATTGGTGCGAATCGGGTGATTAAGAACTTCCGGCATGTGCCGAATCTGTTCCCGCCCCGCTACACCTACGCTGGTGGCAAGTACACGTTGGTTCAGCCGTTTACCAGCGCCAATGGCACGAAGGGTACTGTGTTCAGCGTCAACTCAAGCTGGGTGACTGCTCCGTTCGAGGCTGCGTTCGTTGTCACCCCGTATGTGTTCAAGTCGCACATTGTGCGTCCTGTGAACCGTGTTGGTGATTTGAGCTGGATGCCGACCAACTACATGGGCGAGTGGCAGTGGGTGACTGGTGCGTACAAGCTCGATGTGGATTGCGCCGATCCGCTGGAGAAGAAGGGTCAGCACTACGCTGAGTTCATTCACGCGCCCGAGCCGATTTTCACGAATCAGGGCATGACGATCATCTTCCGTCGTTGCACCG